AGAACAACAAATGCGCCACGGATGTGGGCAAGCAGAGAGCAGCCGATTTAGAAGCAGGCCGTAATGTCTCAGTTGAAACGATAAAGAGAATGTACAGCTACCTATCCCGTGCGGAGGAATACTACGATGAGGGAGACAAGGAAAGCTGTGGGTACATCTCCTACCTCCTATGGGGTGGTAAGGCTGCCAAGAGTTGGGCAGAGAGTAAGTTAAAGTCTTTAGACCAAATCTAAAAATGTAACGCAAAGCCAAGTATTTAATTAACCTATATAGATAACATAGTTATGAAGTCACAAGAGACCCTATCAAAAATTATGAGCATCTTGAACCTCTCAGAGGAGCAAGTAAAAGTCGCTGCTGCTCAAGCAACATTAGAAAACGGAACTGTCCTAGAAGCCGAGGCGTTTGAGCCAGGTAACGAGGTATTCATTGTATCAGAGGATGAGCGAGTAGCTGTTCCTGTTGGTGAGTACGAAATGGAAGACGGCAGAGTCTTAGTAGTTGCTGAGGAAGGTATCATTGCAGAGATTCGTGAAGGTGGTGAAGAAGAAGCACCTGCCGAAGCACCTGCCGAAGAGCCTGCAGCAGAAGAAGAGTTGGCTGAAGAGGAAATGAACTATGTCACTCGTGAGGAGTTGGCTGAGGTCGTTAACGAAATCAAGGCAATGGTAGAGCAGATGATGTCGGAGAAAGAAGAGAAGATGGCTGCTGAAGCTAAGGAGAAACTTAGCAAAGCAAAGCCTGCTCGTAAGCCGATGAAGCACAGCCCAGAGACTAAGGCAAAGCCTCAGGTTAACTTGGGTCAGTCTAAAAAAGGCGGTAGCACTTTGGATCGTGTAATGGCAAAAATTGCTGAGTAATGAGTTGGCGCAAGATTGAAAAGGTATGGGACGAGGTTCGTGCGGCTAAAGAGCCGAAACGAAACCTGTCTAAGCAGCCTAAAGAGGGTCGTGAGGTTAAGCTAAACACTTCTGAACAACTACAAGACCTTTTATCTGTTGCTTTTGACAATGAAAGACAAGTTGAGTTTTACAGAGATTTCCGCTCTTTTGTAGATGACTTCGTGGTTGGCTTCAAAAACAGATTGGTTCAGTTAGAGGATGCCGACTCTGTGTTTTGGGAAGGTCAAGCAGATGAATTGATGAAAAAACTCAAGAGTTTTAATGCTGCAAGAGAAAGTCTTGGTGTCGACTATGAAGACTTGATTGATTACAGCGGTAGCGATGTTAACGAGGCTATTCAAATTTTTGCAAATCTTCGTGGTACAGCAGCAGAATTAGAGGATTCTATTGACGAGTTAAAAACACAGATTAAATAATGAAAAAGGGAGTACAAAAATTATGGGCTGATTTGGCTGCGGCTCAAAAGCCTGCCAAACTCAGCAAGCAAGGCAAGCAAGTTAAGTTATCTGTTGTAGATGAGTTGGAAGACTTATACAGCCAACTTGAAGACGCTACAAGCAATGCATCATACTTCGCTTACGATATGATTCCAGAAATGGATGACAAGGTTCGTAAAGCCGTTGATGGTCTTGATGATATGCTAATAAACAGCAACATCTCAGACCTTCGTGATATTGCAAATGAGGCTAAAACCTTATTAGACAAGTTGCAATCAAATGCAGAAGACTTAGGAGTTGATGTAGAAGACATCTACGCAGACTTCCAAGAAATGCGTGATTGGGCTGACGGAGCAGATGATCTTGCTTATGACGTTGCTCGTGAATTTGAATCATCTCTATTGAGAGACTTGACTGCGTTTGCAGACCGAGTTAAATACTAAGTAAATAATCAATAATAAGATATAGAAATGGCTACAACTACTAGCATTACTACAACTTACGCAGGTGAATTTGCAGGGAAATACCTCTCTGCTGCCTTGCTAAGTGCTGATACTATCGAGGGTGGTGGTATCACGGTTAAACCAAATGTGAAATTCAAGGAAGTAATGAAGAAAGTATCTACGGATGCTATCGTCAAAGATGCTACTTGTGATTTCTCTGACACTTCAACGCTTACACTTACTGAGCGTATTCTTCAGCCTGAGGAGTTCCAAGTGAACCTTGAGCTTTGTAAGAAAGATTTCCGCAGCGATTGGGAAGCAATCCAAATGGGCTACAGCGCATTCGATAACTTGCCTCCTGCATTCTCTGACTTCTTGATTGGCCACGTTGCCTCTAAAGTAGCTGAGAAAATGGAGAACAACATCTGGCAAGGTGCTAACGCAACTGCAGGTGAGTTCGATGGCTTCGAAGTATTATGGGAAGCAGATTCTGACGTTGTAGACGTAACAGGTACAACCGTGACGGCTGCAAACGTTATCACTGAGATGGGTAAAGTAGTTGATGCTGTACCTACTACTATCTACGGAAAAGAAGACTTGTACCTATACGTTTCTTCTAACGTTGCTCGTGCTTACGTTCGTGCATTAGGTGGTTTCGGTGCTTCAGGTCTAGGTGCTAATGGTTTGAATGGCGAAGGAACTACTTGGTTCAATGGTCAGAACTTGGCATTTGACGGAGTGAAGATTTTTGTTGCACCTGGTTTGTCTGACAATACTATGGCTGCTGCTCAGAAATCTAACTTGTTCTTCGGTACAGGCTTATTGTCTGACACTAACGAAGTTAAGTTGTTAGATATGGCTGACTTAGATGGTTCTCAGAACGTTCGTGTTGTAATGCGTTTCACTGCAGGTATCCAATATGGTATCGGTTCTGAGATTGTTCTTTACAACTAAGAAGTAGTTAATTGACTAATTTAAAGGGCAGGTGGGCTACAGCCTGTCTGCCCTTTTTTAATAAAAATATATTATGGCGTGTGTAATTACAGCAGGGCGTGCAGTCCCTTGTAAAGACGTAGTCGGAGGAATCAAAGCGATTTACTTTGCGAACTACGGAGACATCGGTACGGCTACATTGTCTTCCGATGAGATTACTGACTTAAGTAGCAGCTTTACGGCTTACAAGTATGATGTAAAAGGCAACTCTTCTTTAGAGCAGGCTATCACATCTTCTCGTGAGAACGGAACAACCTTCTTTGAGCAGACTCTAAATGTTACCTTGACTAAGTTGAGCAAGGAAGATCACAAAGAGATTAAACTATTGGCTTATGGCCGTCCTCACGTCTTCGTACAAGACTATAACGATAACTGCTTTGCAGTAGGTCTTGAGCACGGAGCAGATGTAACGGGTGGTACTATCGTAACGGGTGCGGCAATGGGAGACCTTTCAGGGTACACATTGACGTTCACCGCACAGGAGGTATTACCTGCAAACTTCTTAGCAGGAGCGACAGCAGCAGACCCATTCGATGGTCTTGCTACTTCAACGGTTACAATTACCGAGGGAACTAACTCGTAATTGATAAATAAGTGTATATTTGTGCTCTAGGGCATAGCACTCTGGTTTGGTTAGAGAGGGGAGACGTTTAAGTACGTCCCCCTCTTTTGTTTTGTAACAATGTCTAGCCAAAAGGGTTAACCTATTATGCATATAGTAAGTACAACAGATAGCACTATCAAGTTTGTCCCTAGAGCCTACGACACATCGCTCTCTGTCGTTATTACAGACGAGGAGACTAACACGAGTAGCACAGAGTCATTAACAGGCACTAGAAGCCGTAATTATGTGGTTATAGACCCTTCCTACTCCTTCAAGGAGGGAAGGTTCTATACGATACGAGTAAGTGGCTCTAACGAGGTCTATAGAGGCCGTGTGTTCTGTACTGACCAAACCGATTACGAGAAGTACACGGTCAACCAAGGGCAGTACACGCAGTACAACTCAGACAATAACGGATACATATACCGATGAGTAACATAAGAATCGTAAACCTCAACAGCTACACTACCCCTGTGGTGCAGGAGAACAACCGCAAGCAGTGGGTTGAGTACGGAGGTGATAACAACTATTACCAATACCTTATAGACCGCTACAATGGGTCAGCAACTAACAACGCCATCATCAATGGTGTGTGTGAGTTGATTTATGGTAAGGGCATTGGTGCAACAGATGCAAGTAGAAGACCTGAGCAATACGCTCGTATGGTCTCAATGTTTTCTAAGCACTGCCTTCGCAGGGTAGTCTTTGATTTAAAGGCTATGGGCCAGGCGGCCTTCCAAGTTATTTATAACGAGGACAAGAGTGCCATCGCACAGGTTGAGCACTTCCCTATTGAGACCCTCCGCTATGAGAAGATGAATGAGGATGGTGACATAGAAGCCTATTGGTACAGCAAGGATTGGTCTATGATCCGCAAGAAGGGTTATGAGCCTGAGCGCATCCCTGCCTATGGGTATGGGAAAGCAGGCGATAAGCTAGAAATATACTGCATCAAGCCATACAGAGCAG